GACGATCTGGCCTCCGCTCACCGTGGCTTGCTCGACGACCAGGTCGTCGGCGATGACCGCAACCTTCTGGCCTTCAAGGTGGCCGAAACCCTGCCATGCCTGGGCCGGATCCGACTGGCTGAAATGCAGCCCGGAATCCACGAAGAACGAGTCGTCCAGGCGTTCGATGAACACACCGTTTGCCCGATCGACGAGCAGCATCGTCTGACCGTCGACGACGGCGACCGAGAGCACCCGACCCGCGGTTTCCTGGAGGCTCCAGGCGGCGATGTCAGCGTTGCGGTAGATCGCGATCGTCGCCAGCGAGCCATCCGCCATCGCAGCCAGAAACAATCGACGGCCGTGGTCGAAATCCTGATCGACCGGGTTCACGACGAGATGCCTGGCCAACAACGCCAGATCCGTGGCCTGATAGGCGTCCTCGATGCTCGTGAACAGAAACTCTCGAATCTCACGGCCGCTGCGTGCGACGAACAACGTTGCGCCGTCAACATCTCTCGGTGGCACTTGGCGATCCCGAGGCGAGCCGATTCGACTGTGCTGTTCGACCTGGAGATTCGTCGGAGTCAACGGGTCGCCGGTGACGACCCACTCGCCGACGCTTGTGAAGACTTGCAGGTTGCGCCCCGACACCAGCGCTCGAATCGCCGGATCGTCGTTTGCGGCAAGTCGAAAGACGATGGCTTCATCATCGAGGCCTTCACCCGTGTCGAAGTCGAAGAACCGGCCCGACTTCGAGAGCCACAGGGAGTTGGGCTGATCCCGCGAGCCGCCGATCACCATCCTGTTCTGGTGAAACGTCACCGCCACCGGCCAGCCGCGCGCGTCGCTGAACGCGAGTTCGTCCCAATCCGTGGTAGGAGCGGTGCTGGCGAGCGTCTGGATCACCAAACCGTTCGCCACTGTGGCTGATTGGACGTTGGTCAGCTCGACCTGCTTGCCTCCGATCCGGAGCCGAGTGCCGAGGTGTTGCGCGACGAAATAGGGTGTCGATGTGGTCAGGGTGATCGAGCCGCTCGTGCCGGACGCCTGGATCTGGACGTCGGCCTCAGCGAAGCGTGCAAAGGGCGCGCTAATGGCTCCGCCATCCTTTTCCGCGAAGCGCCACTCGTCGATGCTCCAAACGGCATCGCCTTCGCGCTTCAGGCGTTGGGGCGGCAGATCCGGATGGACAACCAGCAGACTGTCATCCGACTGAGCCCAGGTGATTTGGGCAAGCTGCACATCCTGCCAGGGGCTCGCGAGCATCGCCCGCCAGGTGCCATCACGGTAGATGTCGACCCGGAAGTTGGAGAACGCCAGCAGATAGGCTTCAGCGGGACCGGTCTCGAGGCCGACCAGGCGGCCTGGACCCTGCAGCGTAGCGAGATAGGCGGTGCCGGGACGACGTCGCGCGCCGCCGGTGGTGTCGACAACGACATTGCGCAGCTTCGCCGCGCCGTTCTCATAAGACTTGAGATCCGTACGCCCTAGCAGCCGTGGATCGAGCTCACCAGAGGAGAAGTTGGTCTGCGTCAGGAAAGTCCGGGTCATTGGCTGCGCGCCCTGATCAGAGTGAAATCCTCAACCCTGGGAGGCGTATCCTGCTGACTGTCGACGAGCTTCGCGACCTTGAGTTCCGCCTCGGCCAGGCGTGACAAGCGCTCGGCACGACTGGAGTTCTCGGTCAATGGAAGACAGAACTCGGCCGCCAGCCGTGCGACCAGCGCCGCGTTGAAGTAGGCGGGAAAGTCGCCTTCGCTGGGGCGGAACACATAGGTGAGAAGGACCGACTCGGCATCGGTATGAACTTGCCGGTTGACGAGCTGGTAGACGAGCCCCCGACCACGACCGCCATTTCCTGCCGACAGAGCCTTCAGGAAGTCGTTCGGCAGCTGGTAGGCGTACTCAAACGGGGTTGTGGGCGCATCAGTCAGCCGAGCAAGCTCCGTCTGCCGGGTCGCGAACGACCAAGGATGGGTGGAAAGCAGCGCGTCGCGCAATAGTGGATAAAGGCGCGAGGCCACGCGAGCTTCGGCACTGCCGTCATCGAACGAGCTGATGCTTTCCGCGCCTAGCTTGACGAGGGCACTTGAGCAAAGCTCGATGCTGCTGAGAGCCATGACCTGCGGTCCTTCAAGCTGAATCCGAGTAGTGGGAATCGAGAGCCGCGTCAGACGGTCCAGCCGATTCGCGGTCCCAGCCATCGCCAGAGCCGCTCACGCTCCACGGAGAGAGAAGCGATCACGCAGGCTCCGCTCTGGTATCCGACGAGAAACGGCTTGCCGGGCACCGAATAGACCATGACGCGCTCGGGCCTTGCCGGAAGATTGGGCCGATTGCCCGATCGCCACAGCTCAACGAACGGCTTCAAGAGGGCTTGCTCGAAAGCATAGCGCTGGACGCGGCTCGGAAGCTGCTCCTCGAACCGGGCAACGGCGATTCCAGGGCAGATCTGCCTTTCCGCCTTCATCTCGGCAGCGAGCTTGGCCACCGGCATCAGAACGATCGAAATCAACAGCGCAGTCGTGACCAGTTTCGACATGACCGTCTCCCGTGGATGTCGCCCGCCGGGTGGCGGCTGGTTGCCGGCCCGGATGCGGAAGGAGCAGGCCGGTCGAAGCGATTGGATGCTGCTCCGACCGGCCTGATGAGGGTCCCGATGCGCTCGCGAGAGCGGTCCGGGCCGCAGACGCGGGATGGCTAGTCGGTGTCGAGCGGGCCCAGATCCGCGATGTTGGCCACGTTCACGACGCTTCCGCTATTCGTCTTCACGATGAACACACCGCTCTGGATCGCACCGTTGATGTTGACGTTGGCCATGATGAAGTCGCCCACGCGAAGCATCGCCGCGGCGTTGTTGAAGTACCCCGCCGTATCGATGTTCGCTGCTAGGTCAGGGCTCTTGTAGTGCCACAGGGTAAACCCGTTGGCGTAGGCGAGCGCACTGAGGTTGTTGGAGTTGAAGGCCATGATTTAGCTCTCCAGGCAGGGCATCTCGATGACGCCGTCGGCATCGATCAGGCGTGCGCCCTGGCTCATCGAGTTGGCGACGAAGTGAGCGGCACGATCGCCATGCCAGGTCACATCGGTGGTGACTTCCTGACCGATGGCGTGGCCAATCGCGCTGCGGTGGTACCAGAAGCAGCTGCGCACACCGGCGACCAGCTCCAGGCCCGAATGCGGCAACCAGAGGGTGCCGAGCCAGCGCTTTGCCTGGGTGCCGCGCCACGGCAGCTCATCCGGGCCGACGAAGTCGGCGTCGGCGAACTCCGGTAGCTGCAGCAGCTCCGACCACTGCTTCCAACCGATCACTGCGAAGCGCTGGCCATCGTCCGGCACGTCCTTGTCGCCGAGCAGCTCGAAGGCCTCGAGCACCTTTGCCTTGGTCAGGCCATCAGTGCCGGCGCCAGCGGTCGTGGTGGTATTGGAAAGACCGGCAATGATCAGCTCGTCGGTCTTGCGGCCGAGAGCGAAGGCACCGGCATTGGCGAGCACCTGGCGCTCGTCGATATTGATCTTGAGCTCGTCCAGGTGATCGACCCAGTCACCGGCATAGAAGTCTTGCAACTGGCATTCGACCGGCGTGTGGTCGATGTTCATGACCGGCACTTTGCCGTGCCGTGCCTTGGTTGAGGCGCTACCCTTGCCGACCTTCTGAAAGACGGTGGTGCTGCCCCTGACACCGTTCTTGACCCGAACGGTGCCGCGTAGCTTCGAGCCCATCCGCTGATAGGCCTGGTGGACTTCCTCCTCGAACTGCTTGATGAACGCTTGGTCGATTGTGGTGGACACGTTCGTCCCTCCGTGAAGTTGAACCGAGAGACGACGCGCGGTTGGTCCGCTTGAGCGGTGGTGCGCTTTGGCCAATCCACCTCTGTTTCGCGGGCCGCGGTCTAGATGGATGCGCTCCACCTCGGCGGGCTGAGCTCGAGCGGGCCCGCGCCGAGGCACGGGTTGATCCGCTGCTCAGACCGAGAAAGCCGCCGGACGTATCCGCCCGGCGTCTTGACGTCGTTGCCCGGCGGCTATGCCGCCTCCAGAAGGCGCTCTTCACCGGACTCCGTGACGCGGATGACACCAGCCTCAGTCACGCGAGCCACGGCGGCGCCGCCGCTTACGCCATTGATCACACAATTGACGCTCGCGGGACGGACAACCGTGTCGCCGAGCGTGGCGCCACCTTGCCTGGCCAGGTGATAGGCCGCATAGACGCCGGCATCGTTGCGTGAGGCATCGCGCGCATGGCAGCTGTTGATGGTTGCGCTGGCCTGGGCTGTGAAGTGGAAGCAGTCACGCCCGACATCGAGCGCACTGCAACGGAAGACAGTACTGTCGGCCGGATGGGATGCGCTGTTCTGTCCGCTCAACGCGATGCCATGGTACCAGCAGTCGAGGGCGAGGAGGCTCTCCCCATGCCAGCGGCTGGAGTCATAGACGATGAAACCGGAGCCGCCATCGCTGGCGTGATCCGGCCGGCCGCAACCCAGCGCACGGCAGTCGAAAGCCACGCCGTCGTTGCTCTGCTGCTGCCAGCGGAAGCCGTCACTCTCGCAGTTCTCGGCAATGCAGCCGAGCACTTGCGCGTTGGTCACGCGGGCAAATCCATACCCGGTCCCATGTCCGACCGACTCGCCGATGTAGCCGCGTGTCACCACCCCGACAAGGTGCACGTCCTCGCCACCATGCGTAGCGCAGTTGAACGAGATGCCGTCACCGGCGGGGCCGGTTCCGGCGTGCTCGAACAGACTGTCGCGAACCGTGATCCGAGCAAGTCCGACGGGATCGGGCACGAAAAGGCCGTGGCCACCACCCTGGTGGTCGATGCCGGTCAGCAGCACGTCTGTGCAATCGTCTCCCAGAAGTAGGAATGATCGCTGCGTGCGGCGTGAGACCACGCCCGCGATCATCAGTCCGGTCGCCCCGATGGCGCGGAGGCTGTCGCCGTTCGGGATCACGGCGTTCTGATCGAGGGTCAGCCCGTCACCGTCGACCATCACGCCGGTTCCGGTAATCTCGAGCATGGTCGCGCCGGGGGACCAGGCGCCGGTACCCGTGATCGCCTTGATCGTTCCGTCGCCTCTGATTCTCAAGCCGTCGTGAGGGCAGTTGAGCTGGCCGCTGGTGCAGAAGACGCCACCGGCGATCACGAGATCGTCGCCGGCTGAACCGGCGGCATCGACGGCCGCCTGGATCGCGACCGTGCTGTCGGTCATGCCATCCGGCAGCCCGCCGAATTCCT